CTAATTGTTCTTTAGCAATATCAACTAATTGTTTTTGTGGGTCAGTAAGATTTTGTTGATTTTTTAACGCTTCTTTATCTACGTCAGTAAGTTCAGTTAAAGCTTTTTCGACAGCTCTTCCATTCGTATCAGTAAATTTAACAGTATATTCCCCTCTACCCTTATTAAATTCCGCCATATTAGCCAACATCATTTTTTCGTCATCTGTGGCTTTAAATTTTAACCCACTTAAATCAATCTCACCCAATTTTTTTTCAATCCTTGCAGATTCAATTGCCATTTTTTCAAATTCAGCTCTATCAATACCTAACGCTTCGGCAACTTCTTTAAGTTGTTTTCTTGCCTCAGGCATGATTTGGAATGTATTTGTTTTTTTGTCAAAAGTCGTAAATGTTTTAGATAATTCGGATAATTGGTTTTGTAATTCAGGTACATTATTTTGGGCTAAATCCATTAATTTTAATGGGTCTAATAATGCACTTGATGTTGCACCTAACCTTTGTAAAGTTGATGCAACTTCGATTGCGGACTCAGGTGAAAATAATTTGTCAGCAACATTAAGGGTTTGAGCCATATCAACTCTCATTGCAGCTGCCTTTGCAGCCATTCTAGCCATACCCTCAATACCTGTTCCAAAACCATATCGGTTCATTTTATCAAGGTTTGCAGACACTGACGTAGATACTACTTGAGCATTAACCCCTAAACTAGTTGCGGTGTTATAAACCGTTGTCATTTCTTCACTTATATGGCCCGTTTCCATACCAGCGTTTCTGAAAGAAGTTTCTAATGCTTTGGCGGAAACGCCTGAAACTTGTGAAACCGCAAACAATTTTTCAATATTTTCAGTACTTAGAACTGTTGTCCGATTTGTTGCTTCGTTAAATTCTTTTTGTAACCTATTAATATCTTCTTGTTTCCCACCCATCAAAGAAACTTCAGTGACAGCCCTACCTAACTCTTGTTTTAAAAGTTGAGAGTACTGTGTGGTAACTCCCATACTTTTAACAATTGAAGACATATCCCTATCCATTTTGGATAAGTTTGCAACCGAATTTATTTGAGCCTCATTCCACCTTCCCTGAACCTCAAAAACATTTAATGAAAGTTCAAGAATCTTATTGTATCCTTGTACTGTATTATCTGCATTTTCTTGGGTAGTATTAATATCTTTTGGGTCTCCATTAAACATATAGTTTTTTATTAATAAATAACTTAACTTTGATTTTTATTATTTAAATTAATAAGTTTACTTATTAAAAACTTTCTCTGAAAGGTAGGCATTTTTAAAAAGTCCGAATACGACATTGTTAATTGTCGTGCCAGATAAATGTATTCATCTAAAAGGTATTCTAAATAATCAGAAGAAAGGGCGAAAAAACTCCGCCCCAAAGGTAATACGTGCAAGTACCTTTTTTCCAGATGGGGCTGTAACTTCTTGTGTCAAATTTAGTCCTGGCGAGTTTTCTTGTAAAAATTTTGTAATATATTTAGAATCCATTATAGGCATTCTTTCTATAAACTTAACAATTTCCCCCTTATCGGTATTTCCGTCTATTGATACTATTTGTTTTTGTAATCTCCATGTGACAACAGGAACAGTCATTCCTTTTGGATATGAAGACTCTCTTTCGTTTAATTCTTTAATTTCACCAAAATTAAGGATTTTTAATTTTATACTTATGTTAGATTTTGGGAGAATTGTTTCAAAACAACCATTTTCATCAGGGTCTACTAACGGTTTAACAAAATCAATTTCATCTAATATGATTGTAAGTTCAAAAGGTTTTTGTGTTTCAGGGTCAATTAAACTCAACTTATACTCAGGTGTAAATGAAGTATTTCTTAAAAATACCAAAATAGCCTGAATATCACCATCTAACATTTCCTCAATTTTTATATCAGGTTCATAAAGTTTTGACCTCACCAAATTATAAATGATTTGGTCACCACCAATATTACTTGCACTTGCTAAAATATTTTCATCAGCCGCGGTTAAAAAACCAACTTTAACCGATTTTTTCTTATTTTTATAAAATTTTCCATGACTTGGTAATTGAATTACGTCGTGTGGTAAATTAAAATTTATTTGATTTACACTATTGTCTTCCATAGTTTTTGTTTATAACATAGTTTAAATTTATCTTTATGTAAATAAAAAACCCACAATAATGTGGGTTTTAATATAAAGTTTGTAATAATATTAGTAAAGTAATACACAATAGTCAGGACGAAGAGTTAAAGTGATATCTGCTAAACCATCTTCAGAGTATGATACACCACCAAAATCAACGTCAGTTAGAAAACATTGGATTAATGACCACTTTTCAATAACAACACCTGTTGGGTCTAGCATTTCAAGTTCAATATCTTTTTTGTAACCTGCAGCATATCCCATACGACCTGTAACTTCTTCAGCGTGTAATCTTACCCACTCCATCATAGCTTGAGCTGCTGACGGTCCAATTGGGTCAAGAAGTTTAACCTGAATAGTGTTCCATTCGTACATACCCGCAACATATCTTTTGGTATTTAAAAATGGAATATCGTTAGATTTAATAGTAATTTTAGGTCTAGAAGCGGATTGAACAAACCACTCGTTTATTCCCAATGAATCAGGAAATCTTAAAATGAACCTGTTTTTCTTTTTGGGTTCATATGGAAAGGGCATTTTGGTTAACAAATCAGCCATATTATTTTGTTTTTAAATTTTCTTTTATTTTATTATAAATAGTGTCAATTAAATATTTTTCTATTTACTTTGAACTTTTTTTCAGTCAAACTTGCTATAAGTCCAGTTTATAAATATTAGTATAATTTCTTTTCTCCTCCATATGTTGATATTGTTTGAATAATATTTTCTGGGTCTTTAGATAATTCATCTTTAACTTTTTCCAAATTTCTTAAATCATCATCTGAAAAACCTATTTTAGGAATAAATCTATTACTAATATCGTCTTTAAACATTATTGGTTTCTTTAATATATTTGCCAAATATTTTACATATTGTTGAAACTCTTTTAAAGCATCAACCTTTCCTTTTTCAGGACTTTGAGCGGAACCTTCACCAAATGTTACAGGATAATACTTATTCATATCCATATAAACATTTATAAGTTCTTTATCTTTCATATCCTCCTCACCGGCAAACTTTCTAAATTTTCTTAAATTTTTAACCAATTCTTTTTTAGAAATACCTTTAAAGTTAGTTTCAATCATATTTTCAATTGCCCTACGTAAAGCCAATGGTGAGTGTCCTCTTGCAGTAACTATTGAAAAAATAGAACCCCCATTAATTGCTTCTTCAAAATCATCCCATGCAGGACCTGGTTTTGCCATCATAGAGTCAATGATGAATCTTTTATCACCTTTAGTCCCAAAGTTCCTAAACGGGTCGTCAGCAAACCCTACAACAGTTTTTTTCTTATATTCAAAAGGTTCAACTCCAACCTTAACACGATATTCCGCAAAGTCTTCAGTTGACATACCAACTTCTTCATTATCCTCTGTACGAAGTATTATTTGTGTTGGCATTGTAAGAATATTGTCATCCCAATCAAAAGCATAATACTTCAAATCAGGCGTTATTTTTTCATCAAATTCTTCTACTAAAAATATTTTCATATCTATAAATATTATGTAAAATAAAAACCCCCACTTTCGTGAGGGTTTTCAATTATTTTATCGTTGATTATATATTTTCAAACGACGCTCCTGTTGGAGTGATTAAGAACTCAATGTCAATGAATTCAAGAGCTTTAGTTGGTTTGATATAAATCTTACCAACTAATTGGTTAGCATCTAAGTCTTCAGGTGTGTTTTGAACAACAACACGGAAGTCATACAAACCTCTGTCTCTACGAATAGCATCTAAGATTGGATTAACAGAATCTAAGAACTGTTGTCTTACTAAACTGTCGTTTTGTTCAAACAGCAATCTTACAGCCACCGCTGAAATCAACTTACGAGCTTGTAATAACAATCTTCTTACGTTTATTCTGTCAAGAGCCGACTCTCTAATTTGAAGAGTTTTATTACCCCAAATAACAGTTCCAACGTCGTTGAAAGTTGCAATTGGGTTAATTCTACCTTTATAAAGAGTATCTCTATCGTCTTGAGTTAACTTACGTCTTGCTCTAATAGCATTTACCAAACCTCTTGT